ACTTGAATAAAAAATACGGCCAGACGGCCGCTTTCATTACGCAAAACTCCCAAATACTCGCATATATCTAGGATTATTGCATAATAAATGCGTACAATCAAACGCAAACAAGCCGCTACGCGAGCGACGTCAAAATATCAGCAGTGATTGTTACGTTATCAGGTTGTAGCTGCGCTTCATCTGCGCCAGCTTCTCTAATCCAGCGATATTTAGTGGCAATGCTGCTTGCTCTTGCATCTTCTGCTTATGGCGCTCCTCTGCCGCCTTGGCTTTCGCCTGAGCAATCAATTTGCGCAACCAATCCACCGTCTTTGCCAGATTCGCACTCGACCAAATAAACGCAAAATATTTACGTGGGTTTCGTTTACGATTTGCCAGCTTAATCGAATAATCAAACTCTTTTGCGTAGTTGATCTGGCGATTCCTGAACATCGGCAAATAGTTGTCGTCAGTGATTAGCTTTGTCGCCTTACCCAATCTCTGCTGCATTTTTTGAATTCGTCGCTCGTCTATGGTTATATTCCCCATTTTACCCTCAAAACGCCATTTTGCTCTTGACAAACAAAAATAGCCTCTAAAATTGATAACAATTTTTTGAGGCCAGATACAGACAGCCCACCCTGATTTACATCTGGGCGGGCTGAAAATCCTGTGCGTTCACCGTCGATTGTAGCAAATCTGCTTCATCTTGTCAACAAAAACGCCCCCATTTTCAGAGGGCGGAATAGGTACATGGATGTTCAAACCATGCGTTTGCAGTTTATCACTATTTATTAGATTCCGCAATAGCAACGTCAGCAACGACCAGTCGTCGTATATATTCGCTAACTGTCATGTTCAACTCGGCGGCACGCTTGACGATCATCTCGTGATCACTCTCTGAAACTTTTATATGTATGTGCTTATTTTTCATATTCTACCTTTCTACCCGATACGATGCCTCGGGCGGGGCTGTTAATATTTAATAAATAGCATTGACGATAAAGTATTTCAAGCCATCGTAGCGAATTTCAGCTTCTTCTGTACAGTTCTGTAGCATATAGTCGATAGCTTCCCGTAAAGCTTCGCTAGAGACGAATATCTCAGCCTCTTCATCGTCATCATCGTAAAAATGAATAGTACCGTCATCATCAACTACTGCTTCATAATCTTTATATCTGTCTAAATTCTTTACAGTATCGATAATCTGATCTAGCATAGCTTCTTCATCGAATTCAATAGAGATATCTTCAACGGTTAAGTTTTCACTTTTGCTAAATCTTTTACGAAGTTCAGCGCGCATTATCTGCTCTAGTTCTTCTTTGTCGTTTCGCAAATCAGCGCTTGCTTCAAATTGTATTTCTTGAGTTGGTTGGTTATCTCGATAGAACCATCCTGTGTATGTTGCCATTTTCTTATCCTTTCTTGGCGGCGGCGGTTGAGGGGCTGTTTATTTTTAGTGTTTGTGTTTTCTAGGTTTTATTTTCTAGTTTTGATTTTTCGTTTATTTACAATCTCCAATTTTACAGTGATTTTAATTCTGAAAAACTGAAAGGTTGATTTGAACATTTTTATACCTGCTTTCTTTTGCCGCCGAATTGTTAATTGTTGCTTGGTTGCCCCTCAACCATGTCTTAAGTATAGCAAACGTGTTGCCGTATGTCAACACTTTTTATGAAAAAAGTCAGAGATTTTTCAATATTTTTCATCACATCTATTAACCATGTGGAAAACTCACAATGTTACACGGTATAGTCCTACCACGACACTTGTCTCCAGCAGCCCGCGGCGATCGCAGCACGTCAGAAGTCGATACCGGAATGAAGTGGATTGACGGCCGCACAATCTACCAGAAGACATTCGTGATGGGCGGACTGAAGATCGCCGGCAAAACAACCGTGCCGCACGGTATCACAAATCTTGACACGGTCATCAATATTCGCGGCATTGCAAAAGAATACAGTGTTGGCGCGACAATTAACCTACCGCACGCTGCCGACCAGCAAGCGTATACAGTGACAGTTTACGCCGATAATAGTAACATCAATATCCAAACATACGCAGATCAATCCGGTTATAAGACTTCATTTGTGACAATTCAGTATATTAAGAAGTCTTAGATAACGCCAATTGCCACCCACGAAACCCCATGCCAGGCACCGCCAAATATTCCAGTAGTCGAAGCATTGAGCGTCGTACCGGTATTTGTTACAGCGCCAGATTCAATATTCAAACCACTACCGATGACTTGATTAAATTCGCTGATGCTGGTAGCTTTACTGCCAGTTTTATAGCCAATCAAGGTCGGCGACATTGAGAAGACTTGCTTGAACTGCTTTGGAAATACGACAGGGATTGGCTGTCTTTTTGTATTGTTGCCCCAGAACTGCACCCAGCCAGCCTGCACTAAAATATTGCCCGAAACATTCTGATTGGCACCGTCAGCACTGAATACTAACAGAGATGGCGAGTTGAGATGTCGTGGTAGGACTATACTATAATACAAATATGCTCTTGACGCTAAAACGAATCATTATTCGACTCTATAAAGAATATCGCTATATTTTCTACGGCAAATAACATCAATATCTCCTGATCTGTACATTTATAATCAGGAGGATTCATATGGAAAACACTGAAAAAGTACAGAATTATAAGGGTGGCGAGATTCGCCGAACAGTTGACGGCTATTATATTTTCGTCAAAGGCGATGCACACAGCGGACCGTATGTGAGTATTTCGGCAGCCAAAGGCACGGCCGACACTACCGAGGCTGAGCCAGAGACACCAGTAGTAGAGTCTGCCGACGAGGTTGTCGAGCCAGAAGTTGAAAATATCAATGATAATGCTGAGTCCGAGGCGTCCGACACTACCGAGGCTGATGCTGAAAGCACTGATGAAAAATAACTATGGCACTAGGTTTTCCTAATAGTAACGGTGGTCGTACTACTGATAGCGCGCTATTCCACGCGCTTGGCAATGCTTTTGTCGGCTCGTGGATTAGCGGCTTTAGAGTGCGTCAAACCAGTCCTGTCGGCATGAATGTGCTGATCGGTGGCGAGAGTGGTATACCTGATGATTTATTAGTGCGCGATGCTATGTCGGCAACGTTTCCAGTGAGCAACTTAAGCACGCAGCCTGTTCAGGCGAGCGTTACCACGGCAAATAGCGCCAATCCGCGAATTGACGCAGTGGTGATTTACATCGACACAAACGTGGCCGCCTCACAGACTGTAGCTAACAACGAGAACCGTACGAAAGCGATAGTTGTACCTGGCACACCAGCAACCAACCCAAGCGCACCAACGCCATCGCAGATCAAGGCGAAGATTGGCGCATCTAATCCATATGAAGTCATCGCTGAGATACGTGTAAACGCTGGCACGACAACGATTCTCGACTCTGTCATCACTGACAGACGCAATCCAGCCACACTGCCTGATGGTCGTATAAACAGAGGTGAAATGTTCAAGAACGGCGTGATTAAATCAGACGCACTTGCTAATGATATAGTCCTACCACGGCACTTAAAATGGTCAGATTTTATTCAATCAAAAAGAAACAACTCTAGTAAATCATCTAGCTCGATTATTCAGCACGGCGTAGCGATGCTCAACGCACCCGCTCAAACGATTGAAAGCACTATTCAAATCACTTTTCCAAAGCAGTTCAAAACAATTCCTACTGTAGTTTGTAGCTTTGGTGGATATACTGGTCCTGGCGATGGTTGGACTGACACCCCGAACTCATCCTGGGGTGGATGTGCGTTTAGCGCTGTAGGTGTTACGAATACGTCATTTACTGCTCGATGTCGACGATTTGATGGAGCACCACTTTTGGGAACGTATTATGTGAATTGGATAGCGATAGGCTCAGTCTAAACTATAAGAGATTTCTTTCCAGTTCAAAAACCGCCTCGGAGCTTATCGAGGCGGTTTTCAGTTGTTTGGTAATTTCGAACTATTCAACGGCTTCTTTCATCTGACGTACTAAGTCTAAAATAATAGTCTTAGCCGCAGATAATCCAGCCGCGATTGCAGACAGAGCAGTAGCTAGTGTCAGAGCGTATAATTCGTGCCAACTCGCCGCGAATAATAAGTTGACTAGATTTACGCCTGCCAGTAAAAATGTCGCGGTAAACGTCTGCGCAAATGTCCACAAAGCACGTACGATTACGTCTTTGTAGTTGATATTCTTTAATGCTTCTAGTGATTTCATATTTCCTCCTTATTTCTTAAATAAACTTATTAGAAAATCGATAATTAGCTGTAGTAAGCTTTTGGTTGGTTTTTCGGTCTTTACTTCAGGTTTCGGATTAGTTTCTGGCTTTATTTCAAGTGTCTCAGGTTGTTGAGGTTTACTCATCGCTTTCAATTCGTCAATAGATATTTTCGACGTTGAAAAATCCAAATTAAATCCGTCAATCTTTCCGCTCTCTGTGTACTGATGAATAAGCGAGCCGTGTGCGTAATTGTCTTTTGTCCCGTAATTTGGATACCAATCGACGCGTGGCAAGCCTAATTTCTGAATAATAGCTTCACCTGCATACGTGAAGACTTGTTTGCCAGTTTTCTGTAGAACTAGGTTCTTGAATAGCTTCAATTGCTCGAGTGTTCCCTCAAAATCTGGCTCTAGGTCTACAAATAACAATGGTGCGTTGACAAGCTTTTGAGCCTCTATAAAACGCTCTGCTTCAGTCTTTGCTTCTTCCTCGGTTGAAAAATAAGGCAACCAGTAAATCCCTAGTAGCTTATCTCCTGCGGCTTTAGCGAACTTGATCAATTTCGGGTCAATCTTGTTAGCATCACCACCAAACGATTGACCGACATGACCAGCCTTAATAATAACGCCAGCGAATTTATGAAAATGATTTACAATAGCGTCGTCTTGGTGATTTGAGATGTCTAGTATAATCTTGCTGTAGTCTTGAGTTTCAGGCTTCACTTCTGGTTGAGGTTCTGGTGTAGGCGTTAGGTCTGGCAAGTCGTGTAAGTCTTTATCCTCGAATAGCTGACGGCTCATGTATTTACCGCTTCGAGCTGTAACGTACCAGACTGTATCTCCAGCGACTGATTGACCGTTGGTAACGTAGCCTTTCATAGCGATGACATCGCCTTTTTCCAATTCCTGAAAAATAGCTGAATTTGTGTTAGCTTCGTCGCGAGCGTTGCCGTCTTCTTCCATTTTTCTATCTGTCGGCTGAGTTTCGTCGTAATCTTCAGCAATACATCGTCCGTCGCAACAGTATGAAAACCCGAGATAATCTGGTCCGTAAACACTAAACCAGCTCATAATTTCCTCTATGCTGTTATAAATGCCGCGTCGTCCAGAATGTACTTCACTGTCGTGAATCTCGATTGAACCGTTCTCTCGTTTTCGCATTAAGAATACATGTCCATATTCCACGTATGGACCACGAGAGAACCCCAAAAAGCCGACTACCCACACGCCAATTGGTGCGTGTCCAGTGTCAATGCGCCCAGCATTCAGCTCATTCAGATATGCCGCTCTGGCACTTGGTGTCCGCGAGGGTGCATCGATTGCGTCGTCTACATATTGTAAGCACCAACCGCTTGTCGCGCCGATATTAATATTTGGATTGTAGATTTGTCGTACTGGCATTATCTCCTCCTGATTATTGTTTGTTTACGACTCTCACAATTAAATCGACCATAAAACCAATGACTGTAATTACCGCGGTCATTACGCCAGCACCAATCTTGGCTTCACTCTTTGATAAGTAGTTGCCCTGCATCAGCTCAACGCGGGACACTAAAGCTCTTAGCTCCTCGGCATCGGCTTTTGATTCAGCCAGTTGCTTGGACGACTCCGCCAGCCGCAACATATTATCGTTTATTGAACTCAGCCTTTCATTTAGCACATCGTCGCGTGCAGTCATCATGATGCCCAATTCACGCACTGTTTTGGGTGTTTGATTCATTGATTCATTGTCTCGTTTATTATTCATTCTCACTTACTACATTACAGATTAGACATACTCAACTCTCAGCTCACCATCAGATGTGGCGAACGCATAGATTTTGAACGTACTACTGCCGAGGTCTGACAAGAAGTCAGTTATATTTATCCACGTCTGCACGCCGCCATTACTTCGCTGACGCTGGAAATGATGAGTGACATCTTCCAATCTCGAACCGTGGCTGCTGCGCCTACCGACCATCAGCTTAAAAACCATACCCGACTGATACGTACTGGATTTCGGCGTAAATACGATTTT